ATTTAGTAGACTCTATGACGCAAGCTGTCATGCGCTTTAGACAAGGTGGATTTTTGGAACTTCCTGATGATTACAAGGATGAGCCATTACCACAAAAACAAAGGACGTATTATTAGATGTCACTTATAAAAGCACTATTCATCAATATGGGAAAAGTGGTTCCGTATTTTAAAATGACTCCAGAGTTAGCTAATAAATTACACAGCAACTTAGGAAAGCTAATGCTGTACGTTAAATCTTCTGGAACTAAATTAACTAAGAAGCAACAAGATTACATTATGGATCAAACTAAACAATTAGATCTATATGAAAAATCTATGACCCCTCCTACTCCAAAAGGACCAAAAGCTGAAGTCATCGATCTATCTAAAAAATTACCAGAGGATGCTCCTTATTCAGAAAAAAATCCAACAGGTTGGATGCCAACTGAAAAAGAAAGAGAAGGCATTATGGCTAGTTTAGATATTAATGAAAATTTAGTTAGTGATACGATTAATTTATTAAAAGGAAAAACAGACCCAAAAGACATGCAATCAGAACTTAAAAAAATCATAGGTAGAAAAGGAACTTATGCAGATTATTCTGATGATGAAATTAAAGCTATCTTAAATGGAATTGAAGACGAAACTAAATCAGAAATTAAAAGTTTAAAAACAGCCGAAGAAATTATTGACGAAGGTGACTTTGATCCATCAGGTATGAAAGATGGTGGAAGAATAGGTTATTCAATAGGTGCTGGTGTAAAAGCTTACAGAGGCATTAAAGCTTTAATGGACAAAGTTAATAAAAGATTTGGAAAAGGAACAATTAAAACTGCAGAAGAAATTGATAGACCCGAGAAGGCAAAACTAAAAGAAATGTTTGATGACTTTAATAAAAGATTTAAAGAGAAAACAACAAACACAGAAATAACTTTACCAAGTGGAATTAAAGGTATTATTGATACAACTTACGAACCTAAAATAAAAAAATTTGAAGGTATGTCAAAGATTATTTTAAGTCCAGAAGAGGCTATTAAACTTTCTAAAAAAGAAAAATTAGAAGGAATTGAAAGTTTATTAAGTGGAGAAAAGGTAGCTTTATCAAGAGGTCAAGGAAAAGGTTTAATGGTGAACCACAATGGAAAAATTTTTATTAGAGAGAAAATTCAAGGTCGTCCTAATCCCATCAAAGAAGATGAAAAAGCTATTATAGAAGAGTTTGATTCAATGTTTGATGAAGAACCTGTTCAAATGTCTATGAACGATCTAATTAAATATAGATCTGAAAATCCTGCAGGTAAAGGCAGGTTTACAAAAGCAGAAGCTATCATAGCTAGATTAGAGAACACTATTCAAGGTGCAAAAGACAGTCCAGATGAAACATCCGATTATGTTTTGAAAAACTTTCCTAATATGATTGAAGAGTTAAAAAATAAACCAGAGTTAGCAAACAATGAAAATGTTTGGAAAGAACTTGGTATGACAGGTTTACCAGAAAATCAAAGATTTAAAATTTATGATGATGGCACAGTAGATTTTGAAACTTTAAAACCAACACATACTTTTAAACTTAAAGAAGAAATTAAAAGAAAACTAAACGCTTCAGGCGGTTTAAATTACTTGATGGGGCTATAATGGCTGTAGTATTTGGTTCACCAGAAACATGGGGAATGAAGGTTGATGAATTTATCGATTCAAAAAAACCTGAAATAGTTTCTACTCCTACTCAGCAGTTATTTGGAATACTCGGCAAGAACGGAATGTTTAGAGGCGAGGATCTAGGAACTAGAGAAGGTTTTAAAAGTATTGAACCAAATATAAATGAACGATTTAATCCAGTAACTAAAAAACCCATTGGTTATGTTGTTAGCTCAAGAATAACAGGAGACAGTAAATATTTTGGTTTTGAAAATTATGGCACTAAAGAAGATGCATTAAAAGCAGCACAAGCATTTAAGAAAGAAAATTTAAAGAACGTCCTAACAGATGATCAATATTTAAAATTAAGAAAACAAAATTTAGATAAGACAGCAAGAGAATTTGCTGGTTCATTAGATAATTATGTGACCCTTAAAGGTAAGAAATGGACCAGAGATTTGGTTAAAAACAAAGATAGACAAGTTAAAATTAAGTCCCCACATAAATATGAAAAATTAATTGTAGACCCTAAAATAAAAAATGAAATCTATGAAAAGTATTTAAATAAAGTTGCAGAAGGTCAAAGAGAAGGATCTCTAGTTGGTTTAGGTAGAGAATATTTTCCTGGTCGATCTTCTGACTCTCAAAACAAAATAATTAGAAAAATTTTAAAAGAAAAAGGAGAAGATGTGTCCCAGTACAAAAAAACTGGAACAGGAGAAAAATTTGCTACACAAAAAGTTAGATTAGAAAAATTAAAGCAAGGTGCTAAACTTGCTGGTTCAAAAGCTAAATATTTATCAGATGAAATAATACTAGATATAAAAGCTATGAACAAAGAAGTTGCAGATATGCCGTTAGAGATTATCGCTAAAAATAAAAAATATATTGATTCAATGAGAGTAAATGCAACTATGGAAAATTTATCAAAAGGACAAATACCTTTTGACAAGTATAGTGAATTATCTGATTTACAATTAGCTCAAAAAATTAAAGATAGAGCAAAAGCAAATAAATTTTTTGATGTAGAGCATATTTCTAGTGTTAGAGGTCAAAAAAGAAATATTTATTATCCAAACAATATTCAAATGGCACCTGGACAATTTGGTTCTTTGATGGAAAATTTTAAAAGAATTGCTAGAGAACAACCTGACAATCCTGTTTTATCAAAAGTAGATAAAGTTTTATCTGATTATAATTTAACAGTAAGAGATCCTGTGTCTAAAGTTAGATTAGGAAATAAAGCTGTTATTGAAGTAGCGGATGGAGTATCAAATATAGTTAAGAGTAATTTTGAAGCTCTTGGAACTCCTTTTAAAAAACAAATAGTATCAAAACCTGCAAAGGCTAGAGGGCTAAGTGGTCCAACCCTTGGTATGAACCTAGGACTAGGAAAAAAACTTTTAACTGCTTTAGAAGTTTTAGGAACGCCAGCAGCCGCATTAGCTTTTGCTGGTTCAGAAATTAAAAGAGGATTAGACGAAGGTAAAACTCCTTTTGAGGCTACTACTGATCCTAATGTTGGTGTAAGTTTACTTGCACCAGGTGTTGCATCAAGACTTAATCCAGGATTATTAAAAGGTGTTTTAGGTTTAGGAAAAGCTGCAAGATTTTTTACACCAACAGGACTTGCATTACTAACAGCAGGACAAGCAAAAGATTTTTATGATCAATATCAAAATCTTCAAGCATTAAAAGAAACAGATCCACAAGCTTATGAAGCTTTCATGAGTCAAAGAGTTAGTGAAGAAATATCTCCAGAACAACAAACTGAAATAGAAGAAATGGGAAGAGAAGGAGCAATGAAGGGCGGTATAATGCGACTAGGTTTCAAAGATGGTCCAAAAGATCCTTCAAAAAGAAAATTTATAAAAGTAGGTGCAGGTATTTTAGGGGCATTACCTTTTGGTGTTACTAAATTATTTAAATCACCTACGGTTCAAAAAGGAATGGAAGCTGCAGCACCCGCAGTTGAAAAAGGTTGGTCTTGGATAAAAGATAATTTTTGGGACGTTTACAATGTAGTTAAAAATAAAGGTGCTCTAACTGACATTGGTAAAAAAGGAAAAGAAGTAAGATCTCATAAAGGCATTGATGTTGTAGAGGATCCTACCACAATAAGAGTAAGATATAACACTGATAAGGGTAATACTGCAGAAACTGTTTATGTAAAACCATCTAGAGAAATTGATCCTGAGACTGGTGAATCCATAGAAATACCTGGAGATTTTGAAGAATACCAAACAGTTTGGAAAATGTATGGTGATGAACCTGTTAAAGATTTTGAAGAAGAAATAATAGATAGTCTAGATAATGTTAAAAAAATATTCAGTAAAGACTAAGCTTACAACAACGATACCCCCTAAATCAGGGCCTCAACCACAAGGCTTGAATATTAACTATAATACTGTTAAAACAATCCAAGCGGAGAAAATAAATGGCAGACAACATAGACAAGGCGCTACCAAACGTAGAGCAAACAATAAACGTACCATCACCTGAAGAAATTCAAGAGGCACAAGCTGAAGAACAAAAACAAGTTGATGAAGCTGGAAATCCTATTGAGATAACTGAAAATGAAGATGGGTCCGTTGACATTGATTATGATCCTTCAGTAGCTTCCGTTGAAGGAGGTGAAGGTCATTACGATAATTTAGCTGATCATTTACCTGATGACATATTAGGAAGATTAGGAAGTTCACTTTATCAAAACTACCAAGATTATAAATCTTCAAGAAAAGATTGGGAAAGAACTTACAGAGAAGGTTTAGATCTATTAGGATTTAAATACGACAACAGAACAGAACCATTTCAAGGAGCAAGTGGTGCAACTCATCCTGTTCTTGCAGAAGCCGTTACACAATTTCAATCATTAGCTTACAAAGAATTATTACCATCTGAAGGACCAGTAAGAACTCAAATTTTAGGATTACCTACTCCTGAAAAAGAACAACAGTCTCAACGTGTAAAAGATTTTATGAATTATCAAATTATGGATCAGATGAAAGATTATGAACCTGATTTTGATCAAATGTTATTTTATCTACCTCTAGCGGGATCATCATTTAAAAAAGTTTATTATGATGAGGTAGAACAACGAGCCGTATCAAAGTTCGTGCCTGCAGATGATTTGATCGTTCCGTATTCAGCTACCTCATTAGATGATGCGGAATCAATCATTCATGTTTTAAAAATTTCAGAAAATGATTTACGTAAACAACAAGTTGCAGGTTTTTATAGAGATATAGAATTAAAACCAGGTCAACTAAATGAATCTGATGTTGAAAGAAAAGAGAGAGAATTGGAAGGTCAAAGTAAATCTGCAAGAGAAGAAGATGTATTTAATATTTTAGAATTCCATACAAATTTAGACTTAGAAGGTTTTGAAGACGTTGGGCCCGATGGTGAGCCAACAGGAATTAAATTACCTTACGTCATTACATTAGAAGAAAATTCAAGAGAGATTTTATCTATTAGAAGAAATTACGAAGTAGGTGATCCAAAGAAAAATAAAATTCAATATTTCGTACACTTTAAATTTTTACCAGGACTTGGTTTTTATGGTTTTGGATTAATTCACATGATTGGTGGATTATCTAGAACTGCTACATCTGCATTAAGACAATTACTTGATGCTGGTACTCTTTCTAACTTACCTGCTGGTTTTAAACAGCGAGGAATAAGAATTAGGGACGACGCACAGTCTATTCAACCTGGCGAATTTAGAGATGTCGACGCACCAGGAGGAAATATACGTGACGCATTTATGATGCTTCCATTTAAGGAGCCGTCTCAAACACTCTTAGCACTTATGGGCGTCGTAGTACAAGCTGGTCAGCGTTTCGCATCTATAGCTGATCTTCAAGTAGGAGAGGGTAATCAACAAGCCGCAGTGGGTACGACAGTTGCGTTGCTAGAAAGAGGATCAAGGACAATGTCTGCGATTCACAAAAGAATTTATGCAGCCTTAAAACAAGAGTTCAAATTAATGGCAAGAGTTTTCAAGTTATATCTACCTCAAGAATATCCTTATGATGTTGTTGGTGGTCAAAGACTAATTAAACAATCAGACTTTGATGACAGAGTAGATATACTGCCAGTTGCAGACCCTAATATTTTCTCACAGACACAGCGTATTTCCCTTGCGCAAACAGAGTTGCAACTGGCGGCCTCAAATCCAGCAATGCATAACCAATATGAAGTTTATAGAAATATGTATCAAGCACTTGGTGTTAAAGACATAGATAAAATTTTAATTAGACCACAACCACCAATTCCAAAAGACCCTGCACTAGAACATATTGATGCTTTAGGTGGAAAACCTTTTCAAGCTTTTCCTGGACAAGATCATAGAGCACATATCACTGCGCATTTAAATTTCATGGCAACTAATATGGCAAGAAATGCTCCAATCGTTATGGCTGCTTTAGAAAAAAATTGTTTTGAACACATTTCATTAATGGCTCAAGAACAAGTTGAGATAGAATTTAGAAATGAAATGCAACAAATTGCTACGATTCAACAAAATCCACAAGCAATGCAAGATCCAAACATTCAAATGCAAGTGAGAATGGTTTCAGAAAAAATTGAAGCAAGAAAAGCACAATTGATTGCTGATATGATGGAAGAATTTATGAACGAAGAGAAAAAAATTACTTCTCAATTTGATAATGATCCAATTGCTAAACTTAGAGCAAGAGAATTAGACCTTCAAGCACAAGAAAACGAAAGAAAACGTTCTGAAGGTGAAGATAGAATTAACTTAGATAAGATGAGAGCGATGATGAATCAACAAAATCAAGATCAAAAGTTAAAACAAAACGAAGAATTAGCAAAATTAAGAGCTGATACTTCCATTGAAAAGACAATATTGTCAAAAACAATGCCAAATGCAAAAGATATGATGCCAGGTGGTGTCATAATTAAACGAGGACAGTAAAAAATGAGAAAAAAGATGACAAAAGCACAGAAAAAAGTTAAAACTGTGATGAAAGAGTTCAAAAAAGGCGAACTCAACATTGGTAAAAGCCCAAAAAAAGTAAAAAGTCGTAAGCAAGCTATTGCGATTGCTCTTTCTGAGGCTGGTAAAAGCAAAAAAAGAGGTTAATTATGGAAAAACTAAATAAAATTAAAGATGTAAAAGTTGGAGAACAGCAAATTGAGATTGATCCAAGATCAAAAACAACTGCTGACAAAGCTTTTAATTACATTGGCACAGGCGGACCTGAAATGGAAGTTAAAGGTCAAGGTAAAGTCCTACCTGAAAAGAAAAGAAGCTCAAAAGCATACTAGTTTATGATACCTTGGGGTTTATTAGGTCAAGGTTTAAAATCTGGACTAGAAATATACAAGAATAAAAAAGCAGCTGACGTTGCAATGTCAGAAGCTAAACTTCTTCACATTGAAAAAATGAAACGTGGAGAAATTGAGTTTAGTGGCAAGATTGCAGAGAATCAAAAAT